GCTGGTGCTGGTGGCAAGATTAAATCTTCTACCGTAACTGTCAAAAAAGACACTCATAAAGAAATTATTGAAGAAATTGAAGCATTTGATTTGAAGAACTTTGGTGTTAGTGAAATCGTTGCTAGACAAGCAGACAATCACGCTTTGACAATGATTGATGACCTTGATGTTGCGTTCTTTGCCGAAGCCGTTAGTGCTGGCACTGCGACAACCCACACTGCTACCACTTATGCAGGTAAATTGGAAGAAATGATCGTTGAAATTGAATCAATTAAAGACGATTACAATCGTGGTGTTAAGAGAAATATGATGGCAGTTTGTTTGACACCTGCTTGGAACTCTGCTTTGCGTTTAGAAATTGATGAATTGCCTACACAAGACAATTTATATGCTAAGGGTGCTATTGGATTATTCCACGGTGTTCCTGTATATGTTTCAATCAATTTAGGCACAGGCATTAACGCTATCGTTATGGTTGTTCAATCTATTGCTCAACCTGTTCAAGTTACTCCTTATGCTTTAGTTGGTGTTCCGTTCTCCGATGCACAGGCAATCTCATTGTTCTATTATTTTGGAACTGAAGCCACTGCACCTGAACTCATTCGCTATTCAGAAGAAGCAGGGTCTTAATTAGTTAAATGAAAATCAGAAAAGGTGGGGTAGTAATTTCTATCCCACCTACTGAATTGAAACGATATAAATTAGCAGGTTGGACAAGAGTAGACGAGAGAAAGTCAGAAAATAACAAAAAGAATAACGATAAGAAGAAGTTAAAAAAGTTAGCGAAAGGTGGAGATGAGTAATGTTAGCACAACTTAAATTATTATTAGGAATTAGTGATACGAGCAAAGATACATTACTTACGCTTTTAATCTCAATCGCTACTGATTTAGCAAAGAATACTATCAATCCTTATGTTGCTGATTTAGAAACTTATGTATTACCTGTTAAATATGATTATTGGGTTGTGAGAGCATCTCAACAAATGTATCAAATGTTAGGACAAGAAGTTGTGTCATCTTATTCTGAAAATGGTTTGTCAATCACTTACAAAGATATGCAAAGTGGTGTGAGCAAAGAGCTATTAAACGAGTTAGTCCCAAAAGCGAAAGCAATATGGTAAGGTTGAGCTTATGGCAATAACACCGATCACGAGTTGGAGAACTACCGTTTATGTAGCCAAACTTACAGGCACTACAAAGACTAACGGAAATCAGACAAAGACATACGCTACTCCTGTTTCATACAATCTTAATGTTCAATTACTTAGCGATAATGCTCGAATAGAAATATTTGGTGCTAATTCTAAGAAAATGTATAAAGCAGTTTCTATCTCGCCTAATGTTGACATAAACGAATTTGATATAGCGTGGTTATTTGTTGCTACAACAGAAGATGCTGATTATATCGTGCGTAGAGCAGGTAAAGGTAATATCATCAAGACAATATACTTTGAGAGTATCAAAGGTGTATAAATGGCAAATAAGAGTTATGACCTATTTGCAGGTGGGCTTGATGAAGTAATCAAAGACTTACAAATATACGAGAGAGATTTAATTATCGCAAACGATATATTTACGCAAAGGTTAGCAGTTGAAACTGTTGAAACTATCAAGGCGTTAGCGATGTCAAGTGATGGAGAAGAAATGGCTGATATTATAAACTCTAACATTATACAAAGATTTGCTAATGGGCAAGAATCCGTTGTTAGAGTTGTTAATACAAGTCAAAATGCTACATATTCAGAATTTGGATATGGGATAGTCGGAGCTGGTAGTGAAATTGATACTAAACCTTTTACATCAGATGAATATGGTGCAGAAGCAATAGGAAAATGGAATTACGATGTAAGAAAACATGGTCTAAAAGGTTGGTGGTATCCAAATAGATTTGGAACTCCAACGCATAGCATAGGGCAGATACCAAGAAGAACTATTTATAGGTCATACTTATCCGTATTAGGAAATGTAGGAAGTTATGCTAATAGCGTATTCTCAAAATTAAAGTTAGGTGGAAATTAAAATGACAAATGAAGAAGTATTTGATGAGATAGTAGATGCTATTGATGATATATTGTCGAATAGTCAACTCAATCCTTATGGTGCTGATATTATGTCATTTATTCCCCCGTATGAGCCTGATGTATTCCCTGTGATCGTTATATCACAAGTAGATTATAGATTAGTAGGTAAGACATTAAACAAGCACGAGAAGAAGTATAAATTTGCGATAGAGTGTCAAATATTCTCAAAAGATATTATTGGCATTACAACTACTCATAAAAGAGATATTGCGAATCATATTGATGAACTTGTCAAAGGTGTTATTCAAGACACTTACGGACTTGGACTTGCTATGCGAAATGTCATACCGAATTTAGATGAAAACATCTATCGTATCGTATGTCGATATGAAGGTGTAATAGATGAAGATACAAAAGTTATTTACATTGATGAATAACAGAAAGGTAGACAACGATGGCTGTATTAGCACAAACAGATGTTGGAATTGAATTATGGCACTCTGCCACTGGACTAGCAAACTCATATGCAAAGTTAATTGATATTACATCATTACCTGCTATGGGTGCTGCACAAGGCAAAATTGAAGTAACTGTTTTAAGTTCTACAAAGAAACAGTATTTAGCCGATAGAGAAGATTTACCAGATTTGTCATTTGAATATAATTATGAAGCGACAAACTTCGCCGCCGTATTAGCCGTATGTAATGTCAGAACATACTTAATGGCTATTTACGGAGATGGAAGTGGTGCAGTTATTTATGGAGAAGGAAATACTTATCAAAACCAAGTTGGGTTAGGTAGCCCTGTTAAAGCAACATTTAACTTTGTCCCTGAATCTATTGATTTCAAAACTGCCGTTGAAGTTGCTGCCCTTACACAAGGCTCTTAATCGTAATTTGATATAATGTTTGTATTGAAAGGAGAATTGATATGAGAGAAATGGTAGTAGAGATTAAGGACAAAGAATATGTATTCACACTGAATAGGGAAATCATCAAGCGTGGCGAAAAGTCAGGACTAAATGTCCGCAGACTTGAAGATGAGCCTTTATCACAAGTAGATATGTTTTGGTATGTAGGACTATTGGTTAAACAACCGAATATGCTGCCAAAAGTGGCAACAGACTTGATGAGAAACTATGTGGAAGAAGGTGGCGATGAAAAGGAAATTATCGCATTTCTGCTGGAAGAATACAATACTTTTTTTCAGACCACTCAATCGACTACGGAGAAAAAGAAACCTGTTATCAGGGAAGTTTAGAAGAAACAGAAAAGTCTGAAACAATTAAATTTGAAACGGACACTGAATATCTAAACTATCACTTCGTTAAGGCTTTACAGTTCGGTATGTCCTATGATGAATTTTGGAAATGCGATCCAAGTTTATTTTGGGCTTACCGAACTTCTTTTATAGAGAGTGAAAAGCGACAAAACGAATTAGATAATTACAAATCTTGGTTGAGTGGATTATACAATTACAAAGCGTTTAGTGTTGTTGAATACAACTTAAATAGAAAAGAAGGTGCTACTGTTGAAGATTACTTCGATAAACCGTTAGATTTCACAGGTATGCACAATGAATATGAAGAAGAACAGAGAAAGATTAAGAAGAAGAAAGCATTACAACAACAGTTAGAAGCGATGTTGATAAAGAGCAAGGTTATTATAGAGAAAGACAAAGGTAAATCATAATGGCGAGTGGATATTCAGTTGCGAATCTTGGCATTACAATTACATCAAGTGCTAATACTGCGATTAGGTCAGTTAATTCTTTAACTAACGCATTGATGAAATCAAATCAAGAAGCGTATAAATTAGCAGGGACTATGGGCATTTTAAACGGCAAGGTTGTTTCTACTGTTGCCAGCACAAATAACTATAACAATTCTATTAAAGGCATCTCTACAAACGCTAATACGGCTAATAATTCACTTATGAAGATGTCAGGCACAATGAATAACTTTGGTAGAATACTTGCTACATCTATCGGTTTTGGCTCATTACAACAAGGTTTACAAACTGTTATTAGGATAGGTAAATCGGCATTAACAGAAGCGACAAATTTTATTGAGAATTATAACTTATTCAATGTTTCTATGAAAACATCTTTTGGCAAGGACTTAAAAACACAAGAAGAAATTGCTAATGCGTTTCAGAAACAGGTAGACTTTCAAAATGAGTTAAATCGTTCTTTCTTGACTAATCAATCAGAAACTATGCGTTATCAAGGCTTCTTTCAAAACCTATCTTCATCGTTAGGTATTTCAAGTCAAGGTGCTGCTATATTATCTCAAAACTTAACTAAACTTACTTATGACTTATCATCGTTATATAATGTCCCTGTTGATGCAATCTATTCTAAACTGCAATCAGGAATCATCGGTCAAACGAAGCCATTGAGAACATTAGGCATAGATGTTACGATGCAGACATTACAACCTATTTTGACAGAAATGGGTATTGACAGACAAGTTACTTCATTGACACAAGCAGAAAAGGTTATGTTGCGTTATATCTCTATTCTTAGACAATCAACTTCTGCACAAGGAGATTTTGCTAGAACGATCGAAACACCTGCCAATCAAATGAAAATATTTTCAGCTCAATTATCAGAATTGACAAGATGGTTTGGGACTTTATTTATCGGTGTATTTGGACAAATATTACCTTATATCAATGCCGTTGTAATTGGACTTAAAGAAATATTTAAAGCAATGTCATTGGCGTTTGGATTTGATGTTAATCAATACGACTTCTTAGCACAACAAGAAGATTTAGCGAATGGATTTGAAGATGCTTTAGATGGTGCGACTAATTCATCAGAAAAGTTAAAAAAGTCATTATTTGGATTTGATGAAATAAACAATTTATCTTCATCTACCACAAGTGGAATTGGTTCTATTGGTGGTATATATGACAGTGGCGTTTATGAACAATTAGAAAAAATGCTTGTAAGTTATAACAACGGTATGGAAGGAATTAAAACAAAAGCCATTGAAATTAAAGAGCAGTTATTTTCTTGGTTAGGAATATTTGAAGATAATCATGGAAAACTAATATTGTTAGAAGGTGCTTTTGGTGGAGTGTTTGATGACTTAAAGGAATTAGACTTTACAGGGATTTCAGATGGTTTAACAAAAGTGTGGGATGCTATATCTCCATTTACTAAAACTGTTGTAGATAATTTAATTTTGTTTTATAAAGATTATATTAAACCTATGGCAGATGTTGTAGTTGAAGATACATTACCTGATTTTTTAGATTTTATGGCCACAGCAATAGACACATTAAGAATTGCCATTGAAACAAGCTTTCCTTTTTGGAAAGATTTTATCGATTATGTTCTCTTGCCTTTAAGCAAAATAAGTCTAGCAGCATTTAACTTTACATTATCAGTTCTCGTTTTCTTGATGAAAGAATTGTCTAAGTTAATGGAGAATAAGACATTTAGAGATATGATACCTTTATTCTTTGGCCCAGCCGGTTGGGCATATGCCGCTATTAAGTTTAATGGGAATAAGTCTGCTAATGACAATACGGATTTCACTATGGATGGATTTGGATATGCCGATGGTGGTATGCCTACTACTGGGCAATTATTTATGGCAAGAGAAGCAGGGCCTGAAATGGTAGGTGTTATCGGTGGAAGAACTGCCGTAGCAAATAATAATCAAATAGTTGAAGCGATATCACAAGGCGTATATTCTGCTATGGTAACGGCTAATAGTAGTGGAAATCTAACTGTTAATGTAATGTTAGATGATGGAGTTAAATTAGGCAGTGCGTTAATAGATAATATTAACACGGCAACAAAAGCAACAGGTAAAACTGTATTAGCGAGATAGGAGAAAAAAATGGCACAAGTATTTCATATTAGGACAGTTAATGGCAGTGCGATTCCTATGCCTAAATCGTTAGAGTTTGATGAATATACTATTGATCTTGATTCATATCGTAGTGCGAGTGGGTTGCTTATTCGTAACCCACTCCCTACTAAAAAGCATAAATTCTTCTTAACATTTAAGCCTATGACTAAGACAGAGATTCAAGCATTATTAACTATTATAAACGCTGAATCATTTACAGTTCAATATGAGAATATGATTACAGGAGTATTAACAACAGGCACATTTTATTGTGGAGATAAGAAAATAAAACCTATATATATCAAGTCAGAAGATAATACAGATGTATTACACGATGTATTTTCTATTAACTTGATTGAGTATTAAGGAGAAAATATGTTAACTGTATCAACAGAATTTAAGAGTGCGATTAAAGGCTTAGCCGCTTATTCAAATGCTAAGTTTGATATAATCCAAAAGACAAATGAATATGCGTTAAATAACATTGTGCTAAATGGAGATTTTGTTAATGGCACAACAAGTTGGACATCTGCTGCTGCTTCAATTAGTTCTACAAGTGGTATATTGTCAGTTTTAGCGACAAATCAATATGGTAGAGCAAATCAAACAATTTCAGTATCAAGCGGAAACAAATTTTATGTCGCTTCATTTTCAAAAGCAGATAGTTCAAGCATTAGATTACAAGTGCTTAACTCAACAGGCACTAGCAATCTTGGGTTTAAGGCTCATACAGGTGGAAATACTTATGAATTATTAAGCACTATTATTACATCTATTGACACATCAATTATTCTAAATGTAGGTAGAGATACAAGAACATCATCTTGGACAACTTCTTATCACGATTATGTTTTTGTGTTTGATTTAACGACTATATTTGGAGCAGGAAATGAGCCTACAATTTCAAGCATTGATACATTTGTAAATAATTTTGGAAGATATTTCTTAAATGCTAATTATATTGATGGAGCAAGAACGAGTTTTGATAGCGATGATATTATATCAATGGAATATTTAGGTAGTGCTATTGATAACGACAAAGTGTTGGGTAATCTTGCTCAACACTCTTTAACTGTTAAAGTTCACGGAGATACTGTGAGTGGAATTGACTTAACAAAAATAAATGTAATTGAATCTTATATAGGTATATTAGTTGGCAGTGCGTATGAATATGTAAAACAACAGACTTTCTTAATCACAGATATTAAATTCAATGATACAAATAATCAAGTTACTATCATAGCCACAGATTACTTGTTTAAATTGAATAATGAGTTTATTGATGCTAATACATACCCTATGACATTAAAGGCTTACTTAGAGTCTGTATTGACCTATTGTGGCTTGTCATTAGAAAATAGTTCATTTCTAAATAGCACATTTAGTGTGGATTCACAACCTTTTTCAGATTATACTTCGTGTAAAGAAATTGTATCAAGAGTCGCTGAATTATCTTGCTCTTTTGGAGTTATCAATAAGACTAATGATAAATTTGAATTGAGAACTGCGTTTGAATTGCCTTCAACGGTTGATGAAACTTTGACTAAAGACAACTATTTTAATCTTAAATTAAGCGATAATAATTTTGGAACTAACGGTGTCAATACGCTTGTGTTAAGAATTAGTCAAGTTGAAGGAGAAAACACAACGATCGACAACGCTACTAATGTTGCTATTGATGGTGCTATTGAAGTTGTCATTGAAGATAATGATTTTATCAATACACAGACATTGAGAGAAAGCGTAGATGATACTATATTTGCCGTAATTGATGGGTATAAATATCAACCTTACAATGTTGAATATCGTGGATTTCCGTATATTGAATTAGGAGATATTATTCAATTAACTAAAATGGATGATAGCACAATTAAAGTTCCTGTATTTGAGTGGTCATTAAAATGGAATGGTGGGTTATATGGAAAATTGGGTGGTAAGGCTCTTAATAAAACACAAACTTCATATAAGTATATTTCTAATGATAAAAACAATGTTCGTGGAATTGAAGTTAAAGTTGATAAAGTAAATGCTGATTTTACTATATTAGCAGGAAAATATAATAACGGAGAATTAGTTGCGACAGGTCGATATGTGTTTAATGGCACAGGTGCGTATTTCTATTCTGATGCGTTTAATTTGTATGACAATTCAGTTGTCCCTGTATTAAAAGTATATTTTGATACAGTTAATTCGAGATATGTTTTTAACGGAGAAATTAAGGCTGATGCAGGTATAATTGGTGGATTTACTATTGGTGCTACTAAACTTACGGCAGGTGCTACTAACGCCACTTCGGTAGGTGTGGCAAGCGGAGAAACATACGCATTTTGGGCAGGTCATTTAACCGCTTCTTCTGCACCTTTTAGAGTTACAAGAGCCGGTGCTTTAACGGCATCTAGTGGTGTTATAGGCGGTTGGACAGTTGGGAGTTCAACAATATCAAAAGGTGCAATTAAGTTAGATAGCACAAACGAAAGAGTTTATATCAATACTAATGCTTATTTATATTCAGGCGCTATTGATACGGCTATCTACACAAATGGCTCATTATATACAACAGGTGGCATAATTCCTAATAACACAACTGGTGTTTACGGACTTGGAACTCCCACAAACTATTGGGGTGCTTCATACTTTGATAGTGTAAATCCATACGCTAATGCTTTAGGTAATCTTGGTGCGTTGGCAACTCGTTGGGCAACTCTGTATCTAAATACGCTTAATTTAAGGTTTAGTTCAACAAATTATACGATCACAAGAGATACTAATGGTTTCTTAAAGGCAGTATAAATGAAGAATATTGTATAATAAATATGTATGAAAGGAGAATATATGGATAACAGAGATAGACTTATTAACGATTTAGCATTAGAAAACACAAAATTGAGAATTGATAATATGCAACTTAATTATGACATTGAAGAAATGACTAAGAAAATTAAAGAATTAGAGAAAATTATAGAATTAAAATCAGAGAATAAAGATTAAACAGGTTATACATAAGGTAAAACTTATTAAAAACAGAAAGGACTTCAAATATGAAGCAAATCTTTTTAAGACCTAATGCTGATGGGTCAGTTACTTCTAATGTTAGAGCTTTGACATTTAGTGCTGAAAATCTAACGACATTAGTTACGATTGATTTTACAGGATTAGGTTATTCAGATTATATTAAGCAGTTAGATATTTATGTAGGGAATACAAGAGAAGTAGATTATAGATTTAGTGAGAATACAGATATATTAGAAGTATATTTAGAAGAAGCACATTTAAAAGCAGGTTATTTAAGTATACAACCTGTCGCTAAGAAATTGATCAGTGGCGTTGAATATACTAAAATAAAGTGGAGTGTTGTTAAAATTGAAATTAGCAAATCACTTAATGTTTTAGAGAGCGATGTATCGGTTGACCAAACTTTAGGAGATTATCTTCAACTTCAAATTTATGCTAATGATGATGATATTGCTTCTTTAGAAACAGATAAGGCTAATGTCGTTGATATTTATACAAAAGTTGAATTAGATGGTGGTCAATTAGATAATCGTTATTATACCGAAACAGAAACGAATAGTTTGTTGTCTAACAAAGTAGATAAAATAACTGGCAAAGGTTTATCAACAGAAGATTATACTACTGCTGAAAAGAGCAAGTTAAATGGCATCGAAGCATTGGCAGAAGTTAATAATATCTCTGATGTTAACGCTACTGATTTAACTGATGGTGGAGATACACCTTTACACACGCATAAATCTATTGTCAATGAAGTTTCTGTTGATAACGCAAAAGTTGAAACATTAAACACAGGTGCTAAGATTACAAGAAACATAGCCGATGACAATTCTGCTCTAATCGTAAATCAAGCAAATGCTTCATCAACAGGCAATATTCTTGACCTTCAATTTGGTGGAGTAAGTAAGTTAG